TTTTAACCGCAGCTATGATAGCTAACCCTATACTAGCTGTAGCTACCGCTATAGCAGCTGTTACTGTAGCTTTAGTACAATATAGAAAAAGCCAAAAAGAAGCTAATAAAGTAGCGCTTGAACAAATGGACGCCGCACAATTAGGCGAAAAAATAGAAGCGCTAGAAAAAAGAAAACAAGGCCTTTTCAAACGCGGCTATAAAGACGGACAGTATAGGGTACAAAAAGTACAGGACGAAATAGACGTATATAAAAAACAGTTAGTAGTAGTAAACGAAGCTATAAAAGCTAACGAAGACTTAGAAAAACAAAAGAACAAAACAGCCGCCGCACCAAAAACAACCAAAACAACCAAAACAACCAAAACAACTAGAAAGCCAGTATCTACAGTAAGCGCCCTAGGTGCTACAGCTGGTACTGCTATGGGTACTACCCAGCAATTAAACTTAGACGCTGGAAGTAGTTTACTAGGCGAAATGCAAACTGTATCTACAGACCCTGTAGCTATGTTAGCGGCTAGTGTAGCTGGCAGTACAGAAGAACTAAGTAGTAGGTTAGGCGCTGCAAATGAAGTACTAAGGGCTAAAGGTTTAGAGCAGCAAATGATAGCCCAGGAAAACGCCTTAGCTGTTGGTGCTATTGTAACTAGTAATTTACAAAATATAGCTATGGGTATTGGCGAAGCCTTAGGCGACGCTATAGCAAACGGCGGCAATTTAGTAGGCGCTTTAGCTAGTACTATGCTTACTGGCTTAGCAAATATGGCTATACAAATGGGTAAACTAGTTTTACAAAATGGTATAGCTATAGAAGCTATAAAAGAAGCGCTTACGTCTTTACAAGGTCCTTTGGCTATAGCTGCTGGTATAGCTTTAATAGCTATAGGTTCGGCAGTAAAAGCTGGTGCTGCTAACATAGGAAAAGGTAAAGGCAAAGGCGGCGCAACTTCCAGCGGACCACGTAGCGGCGCTGTAGCAGCGTTTGCTAATGGCGGTATAGTTAGCGGTCCTACTCTTGGACTTATGGGCGAATATGCTGGCGCTAAAAGCAACCCAGAAGTAATAGCGCCACTAGATAAACTTAAAAATATGATAGGCAGCCGACAAGCCCAGCAAGTAAACGTAGGTGGCGAATTTAGATTAAACGGTCAAGACCTAGTAGTAGCACTTCAACGCGCTGAAAAACAACGCGGTAGAATTAAATAAAAAAATATGGCGTACGGCGTAAAATATAGGTTAGACTTTGAAGACCACGAAGGCAGCGGTAGACGTTTAGACATTTTAAAAAACAATTATACAGGCGACATACTACCGTTAGTAGGTGGCGCTGAACCTGTTAAAATAAAATGGGACGGCGACGACGACTTTTATAGCCCTATAATTGGTAGCACCTGTAGTATAAACCTATACCAAACAGACGAAACTAACTACGACGATTTTTTTAACGAACCAGAACGCGAATACAAAGTAGAAGTATATGTAGCCCAGGCTATACGCGACGAATTTAAAAACAAAGTACAGCTAGACGGCGGTATAGTAGAAGCTGCTGACTGTATAAACGGTAGCTACTACAATACAGGAACTTTTTTACAAAACCGCGTTATTAACGACGGCGGTATAATTGAAGCTGTAGACTGCGTAAGCGCTATACTTACAGAAACCCAAGACAACTATACACTATTCTGGACTGGCTGGCTACTTAGCGATCAGTTTAAAGAACTAATGATGCCAAACCCCCAAGCTATACAGCTAACAGCTATAGACGGACTAGGCGACTTAGACAACCTTTTTGTAGATAACACTTTTTATAGTATAAATACAGGGCTACAAAGAATTCAAGCCAGCCTAGCTAGTGTAATATGCGCTGCAATAAATAAAACTGGGCTAGGTTTAGACGTTATTATTAACAACGAACTAAGCGTATACGATTTTTTTGGTAATAGGTCTGAATTTTTAACCTATGTAAATACCTTTATAAATGAAAGCATTTTTTTAAGCGACGACTACGAATTTTTTAACGTAAAAGAATTTTTAGAAAACGTACTAAAAAGCGTAAATAGTAGGGTATTCCAAGCAAACGGTAAATATGTAGTATTAAATAATAGCCTATATAGCGAACAGGCTATAATAGACTACGTTAAAAACTATATAGATGATAACGACGCTATACCTAGTGGTATAGGAACTATGCGCCAGGCGTATTTAAAAGGCGATATAGAAAGCTTATACTACCAAAGATTTAACAGCAGCGGTACTTTGCAAGGCGACTACTACTACGAAGGTTTAAGAACTATACGTACAGACTTACAGCCACTAGACCAAGACCTAACACGCGAAGCTGAACGCGGCTATAAAGCTATAAGGTACGAAACTGAACCAGTTAAAGCTAATTTAAGCTATAAAAACGACGCTGGTTTTGAATTTCAAAATACAAACCACTGGACCATATCTAGTGGTAGTTTTGTTACAGACGAAATAGCTTTTAGTGGTGTACGTAGTTTTAAAACTACAGCTACAAATTTTGGCGTCACGCCTACAAACCTAGCTATTACTGGTAACTATATATACCCTCGCGATTTAGATTTAAAACTAAAGCTAAGCTACTACTATAAAGCTACAGGTTTACAGACTTCTTCAAACTATAATAAATTCTGGTGCCAGCTTTACTTTACTAACGGACCTACATACTATTACGATAGCGCTAACGAAAACTGGACCACTACAGTAAAATACTTCTTTTTTGAAGACGCGGCTATATCGTCCGCTAATAAATGGATAAGTCAAGACATAAGTATAGCCAAACTACCAGCGGCAGCTGGGCAAAGCCAGACTGTATATTTACGTATTTATGGTCCAGAAAGCTTTTTACTAAACTACCAGGGCGTTTATGTAGACAACACGATTTTATATTTAGACAGCCCAAGTACCCAAGCAAATGCAATAACACTAACGCAAGACACTACTACAAATGTTATAATAGGCGACTTAGAAGTAGAACGCCCACTAAACGGCTTAGTACTAGACTATACAGGTGTTTATGATGTTAGTAATTTATTTAGTATTTCTACGCCAGTATTACAAACACAAAAGCAACAGCTAGACGACTTTAGGACTATTGTAACTAGGTACGAAGGTACAGTATATAATAATGAAACCGCGCCAGTTACGCCTATGGATAAAATACGTATAAACTTTACAAACTTTAGCGAACCAGACAGCTTAATACTAGACAGCTTAGAATATAGCGTAAAATCAAATAGGTACAATATAATAGCACATAAGCCAAACCAAGACAACCCAGTAGCGGCTACTTCTACTAGTAAATTTACAACCGTAATACAAAGTTAAAACGTCCCCTTTGTTTGCTGCGAAAACCTACCTGTATGCCTAGCGCTGGGTAGGTTTTTTTATCTTAATACTTTAAAAATAGTTTGCATAGTTTAAAATTAGTTTGTAATTTAGCGGTAAAATATACAATATGTATAAAGATTTATTTACAGCTGAAATGCGAAAGCTAGGCTACACTTTAAAAGATATATGCGAACTAATAGGCGCCAAATACCCTACGGTATATACGCGTTTAGATAGCCCAGAAACTTTTAGAGTAGCTGAACTTCGCGCGTTACATAAGGCTGGCTTTAGTATAGATGTAACTTTTAATTTAATTATAAGCAAGTGAAAACAGTAAATATAAAAGGTAAGGAGTATATAACCGTAAACGAACGGCTTATACACTTTAGAAAAGAAGCCGCCTATAATGGCTGGCGAATAGTCGAAGACCTAGTAAGTTTAGACGACAAAGAAGGCGTATTTAAAGCTACTATTTTGGATCCAGACGGTAACGAAATGGTAAGCGCACACGCCCAGGAATACCGCGATAGTAGCTACATAAATAAAACGTCGTTTTTAGAAAACGGCTTTACTAGCGCTTTAGGGCGCGCGTTAGGCTATTTAGGTATAGGACTAGACACTAGTATAGCTAGTGCTGACGAAGTAGGTAACGCTGTTAGTAACCAAGATAACAAAAGCTGGCTAACAGAAAACCAACTAAACGCAACCCTAAAGGGTACGGCAGACCAGGCTAAAAAAGTACTGGCTAATTACAAAATGAAAAAAGAGTATAACCAGCAGATAACTGCAAAATTTAATATATAATGAGTAACACGAAAACAAAGTATGTAAACGGCGTAAGGCTATTTAACCCTGGCGATAACGCGCCACAAAACCTTTTAGCTAATGTTTTAATAACACCAAAACTACTTGTAGAATGTCTAAAACAAGACGATATACAAGACGCTAAAAGCGAATACAGAGGCGACACGCAATATAAAGCGAACCTATGGAAAAACGACGACGGTAGTTTAAGTATGTCGTTTAATACATATAAGCCTACAGAACAAAAAGAAACCAAAGTAGCGCAAGGGGGCGCAGACCTACCCTGGTAGGTTTTAACAACAGCCTGGGCGCCTAGCGCCTGGGCTTTTTAATTATAAGCAAATGAAAATAGTAAAAGACACTAACGCAGAATACCATAGTAAAAAGGACTATATAAGCGCCAGCGGTTTAAAAATGATAGCTAAAAAAAGCGTACACCACTACCTAAATGCAGACTTTAAAAGCACGCCTAGTATGGCGTTTGGAACTGCTGTACATACGGCTATATACGAACCTAGCGAATTTTATAAAGACTACCATATAATACCAAAAATAGACAGGCGAACAAAAGCTGGTAAAGAACTATACGCTGAACACCAAGCGAAAGCAGAAGGCAAAGAAGTACTAGACGAAGCCGACCATAAACGTATACTTACAATACTAGAAAACTTAGATAAAAACCAGCAAGCTAAAGACCACGTACTAGGCGAAATGGAACTAAGCCACTATTTAGAATATGAAGGTATAAAGGTTCGCGTACGCCCAGACTGCGTAAATAAAGTAGCTGGGTTTATTAGCGACGTTAAAACGTGCCAGGATAACAGCCCTAGGGCGTTTCTAAGCGACGTATATAAATATAAATACCACATACAGGCGGCTTTCTATATGGATATGTTAAACGTAAATAAACTAGTATTTATAGCAATAGAAACCAACGCGCCGTATAGTGTTGAAAACTACGTACTTAGCGACGAACTTATAGAAAAAGGTAGACAGGAATATAAGAAAGCTATTGCAGACTGGAAGTACTACCAAGACACTAACGTAGCACTAGGCTACGACGGTAAAAGAAACGACGACGGTATAATAGTTTTAGGTTAATTTTTAAATTTTACAACAATGAAAATGGAAAAATACAGGGAACTAGTAGAAGACTTTTACGGTATAGACTTAGGCTTAAAATGTAGGCAAACTATATATATAGAAGCTAGGGCTTTATACTACTATTTATGTAGAAATTTAGGGCGCTACAGCTTAAATAAAATAGCGCAAAGTTTGGATAAAAACCACGCTACAGTTATGCACGCTTTAGCTGAATTACCATATATGCGAAAATTTAATAGCAAACTTGACGAAAATTTTTACGAACTTTACGAAATAGCAGAAGCTTTAGATAAGGAAAAAACAGACGAACTAACGCTAGAACAACTAGTACAAAAATATAATAAACTACAAATAGACTACCAGGTAATAAAATACCGTCTGTTAAAGTACGAGAATGTAATATAACACAATGCCAAACCACTAACCGATATAGATGCCAAACCACTACCACAAATACTTAGGTCCAGAAGACAAGCTACAAAATGCTGTTATGCAGTATTTAGCGGCACAATACCCAGAAGTATTAGCGGCGCATATTCCAAACGAAGGTAAGCGCACGCCTTTTGAACGGTTTAAATTTAAGTATTTAGGCGGTAAGGCTGGAATACCAGACGTTATGGTATTTTGTCCTAGTGGCGACTTTGTAGGGCTAGCTATTGAATTAAAAGCTGGGCGTAATAAAATGACAGATGCACAAGAAAAATGGCTAAAAGAACTTAGTTTAAATGGCTGGTCAGCGCACTGCTTAAATAGTTTTGAAGGCTGTAAACAAACCATAGACAAATACTTTAAAAAATGATTTACAACGCTGTATACTTTGACGAAGAAAACCAAAAGGTACGCTGGACACAAACAGCGCCAGAAGGGTTTAAATTTAACTACGAATACGTCGGCAAAATGACACGTATAGAATTCGACTTATTAGTAGAAGTACTATGGGAACTATACGAAGACGATAAAATAAAGTTTAGCGACTTTATAAGACACTTCGGCGAATTACGTACCTTTTGCGATCAGCTAAAACAGTTAACAAATGAATAGATATATTAAACCTACAGCCTGGTTATTATTAGGCTTGATAACAGTAACGCTATGGTACGGCGTTTATAAGGTGCTAACTTAGAAACAGAAACAGTAACAAATGAAACTAAACAGAATTATAAAGCCGTCGAAATTCGACCACTTTACTATAGTACCTAACGCTATATTTAGACACGAAGGTATAAGCCAACAGGCCACAGGGCTATACTGCTATTTATTTAGCCACAAAAGCGACCAGGATATAACTATAAATTTTATTACAAACCACTTTAAAAATGGTAGGGACGCTGTACGTAGCGCCATAGCTGAACTAGAACAGTTAGGCTATTTAAAGCGCGAACAGCTGCGCCAGAATGGTAAGATAGTAGCATATAACTACATACTAAAAGACGCACCGCTTACTGAAAAACCGTCGACTGAAAAACCGTCGACTGAAAAACCGATACAAAGTAATACTATAACTAATATATCTATTGATAATACTAATAATAATAATAAATATATATGCACGAAGTCTGAAAATGTCGAAAAAGCCTACCAACACTTCGTACAACTTTTTCCTAAAAGGTATAGACCTAAGACGCCAGCCACTATTGAAAAATGGAAAGTTTGCCTTGACAGAATAGAACGTATAGACGGCTACGACTTACGTAAAGTTTATGAAGTTTGTAAACAATTAAGACAGGACCAGTTCTGGTCTGAAAACTTTTTAAGCGTTTTAAAGCTACGTAACAACGACAAAAATGGTATACGGTATGTAGACCGTTTTATGGAACGAAACGCGCTTAGAACGCGTCCTACGGCTTTAAACAAGCTAAAAGGCGTTAAAGAATTGGTACCGTATTTAGAAGACGGCGTTAAAATGGTAAAAGCAAATACTAATAACGGCGTAATACAGGACTTTAATTTGAAAATGAATTTAACGCCAGCAGAATATAAACAAATACTAGAATATGCACACAGTAAATACTAGACTATGCACACAAAAAATAGTATAGAAAAAATACACTTACTAGAACAGCAGCTAGTATTCCTACTGAATTTAGACGACTGGAAGCTAGAATGGACTGGCGAAGACTACAGCCACTACGACGCTATAGGCTTAGACTTCAACGATCAAAAATGTATAATAGAGTTTAAATTTAGAAACGAAGCGTATATAGACAAAATGCTAGAAGTATATAAATACCAGGCGCTACTAAACGTAGATGTACCAAAACGGTACTACGCTGTAATAGATTTTAAAGGCTGCTGGGTATTCGACCTAGATAGTATAGAATACACAAGCCAGACTATAAACAGCCCTAAGCAGTCTATTTTTAACGACACTAATAAAGTAGAAAAAGAAGTAATGATGCTAGAAAAAAGCAGCGCCATAAAGCGTTATTTATATAAATTTTAACTAACAATAAAATAAATTTTAACAAATGATTGAAATAACAAACGAAGACAATATGGAACTAATGGCAAGATACCCAGACAACTATTTTGAACTAGCAATAGTAGACCCTCCGTATGGGATTTCTTACGCAAGGGGAAAAAATGGTTTTGGTGTAAATGACAATAGACCAAAATTAAAGGATGTTAAATGGGATAACAAAACACCAAATCAAGAATACTTTATAGAACTGCAAAGGGTTAGTAAAAACCAAATAATATGGGGTGGAAATTATTTTACAGATAAACTACCTGTATCAAAGTGTTGGATCATATGGGATAAAATTTGTGAAACACAAAATAAAAGTGTTTTCGCAGATGCGGAGTTAGCCTGGACTTCTTTTAAAAAAGTTGTTAAAACATTTAAGCAAAGGCAAATGGGTTTTATAACTGACACAAAAGATGATAAAAGAATACACCCAACACAAAAACCAAGTGAACTTTACGAATTTTTACTAATGAATTACGCAAAAGAAGGCGACAAGATTTTAGACACCCACTTAGGTAGTGGTTCTATAGCTATAGCTTGCCATAATTTAGGCTATAGTTTAACAGCTTGCGAACTAGACAAAGACTACTACGAAGCAGCTATAAAGCGTTTAAAGCAACACCAGGCGCAACAAACTTTATTTTAATTATACGATATGAATACTAAAATAAAAGTACTAGAATTATTTGCTGGAAGTAGAAGTGTAGGTAATGCAGCTGAAAGTTTAGGCTATAAAGTATTTTCTAGCGATATTAACGACTTTGAATGTATAAATTATGTAGTAGATATTCTAAAATTTGATATTAAAAAAGTACCTTTTAAACCAGATATACTTTGGGCTAGCCCACCTTGTACGTATTTTAGTGTAGCTAGTATAGGTACGCACTGGAATAAAGACCACACACCAAAAACAAAAGAAGCCTTAAAAGGTATAGCTTACGTACAAAAAACTTTACAAATTATAGAAAAATTAAACCCTAATAAATGGTATATAGAAAACCCAAGAGGCAAATTAAGAAAACTAAATATAATGTACAACCTACCTAGGGCTACTGTTTGGTATTGTAAATATGGCGACCACAGGGCTAAGCCTACCGATATATGGACTAACAACCTATATAGTATATTCAACCCTACAGGCTGGCAGCCTAGACCACAGTGTTTTAATAATAATTACAAATGCAAACACGAACAAGCGCCTAGAGGAAGTAGAACAGGCACTCAAGGGCTTAAAGGTAATTATGAACGCAGTAAAATACCAGAAGAATTATGTATAGAAATTTTAAAAAGTTAATTATGAAGCTAAACAGAAACCATAAATTTTTACTAAAAGCAGCTGCTTATTTTACTGCTATTTATATTATTACAGTACAAATGCTAATTTTTGCACTAGATTATTTTGTAGGTTAGCAAACGAAACAATAGAAACAAATGGAATACAAACAGAAACTACAGGACCTAGGTATACACCTAACGGCTAACAGCGGCGAAACCAAAACAATATGCCCAAAATGTAGCCACACCAGAAAAAACAAAAGCGACAAATGTTTAAGCGTAAATATAGACGAAGGCGTATATAACTGCCATAACTGCGGCTATGCTGGTAACGTAAAATTTACGCCTAAAAAGGAATATACAAAGCCGCCAAAGGTAAACGCTGAACTAAATAACCGTATTATAGATTGGTTCGCTGGTAGGTCCATAACAGAACCAACCCTAGTACACTGGAAAATAGGCGAAAGTTTAGAGTACATACCACAGGTACAGAAAAAACGGCGTACGATCAACTTTAATTATTTTAGGGAAGGCGAACTAATAAACGTTAAATATAGGGACGCTGAAAAAAACTTTAAAATGGTTTCTGGCGCTGAACTTATATTTTATGGTGTAGACAACCTTAAAGACAGAAAGCGCTGCTATATAGTAGAAGGCGAGATGGACGCGCTAAGCCTACACGAAGCTGGTTTATACAGCGTTTGTAGTGTACCTAACGGCGCCAGTAAAGGAACGCAAAAGCTAGACTATTTAGACAACTGCTATAAGTACTTTGAAGACAAAGACGAAATAATACTATGCACCGATAACGACCAGCCAGGGCTACAGCTACGTAACGAACTTGCTAGAAGGTTAGGCGCTTACCGCTGTAAATACGTCGAGTTTGGCGATTACAAAGACGCTAACGAAGTTTTAATACAAAAAGGTGGCGAAACCTTACGGCAAATTATTAGCGACGCTAAGAACTTCCCACTAGAAGGCGTACTAAACTTAAATAATATATGGAATAACGTACTAAACTATAACGAAAACGGTATAAAAAACTATAGTATAAACCTAGGCGAAAGCGATAACTATTTTAATATGGCTTTTGGCGAATGGACTGTAGTAACTGGTATACCTAATAGCGGTAAGTCTGACTTTATAGACCAGGTTTTAGTTAATATAGCTACTAAATACAACTTTAGATGCGCTATGTTTAGCCCAGAAAGCTACCCATACGAAGGTCATATAAAGCGTATAGCTGACAAACTAAACGGTAAAAGCTGCGGCACAGACGACCTAAATAATACAAAAGACTTTATAGAAGAACATTTTTACTGGATAAAAATAGACTTAGAAAACCTAACGCTAAAAGGTATACTAGACGCGTTTAGGCAGCTGGTATTCCAAAAAGGCGTAAACGTACTAGTAATAGACCCCTGGAATATGCTGGACCACAGCGCCCAGCGCGACTTCACATACATAGGTAAGCTACTAAGTGAAATAACGCAGTTTTGCCAGCAGACCAATACCCACCTATTCCTAGTAGCACACCCCAGAAAAATAGAAAGCGATAACGGCGTATTTAAAAAGCCTAACCTGTACGATATTAGCGGCAGTGCAGACTTTTATAATAAGGCTTATAACGGTCTAGTATGCTTTAGGTCTGTAGGTCAAAAGACAGAATACAAAAGCGACCTAGTAACTAT